CGCGATGTCGATCATTGCCAGCCATTCGCTCTCTGGAATGTCTGACGTATCCTGGCCATCGTAGCCGTGCTCGATGAGCAGATCACGCATTGCAGCAGCGACATCTGCTGAAACCTCGACATCACGGCTCATGCGTTCAGCCAGTTGTTCCAGATTCATGTTCGTGGTGATTTTCATGATCCTCTCCAGAGCCCCTGTTCCCCGGGACGCGGTTGTGTTCGCATCGAACACAACGCCATTTTACGACCAATGGTCGTAAAATGCAAGAAGTTTTTCGCTATTTTGAATGGCTGATCACGAATAGCGGCAGCCGCGTTCCTGCCGCGCGGGGGTCCCACGCGCCGCGTTCCAGCGCCTCCGCCAGTTGAGCAGCCAACTCCGGCAGGTCGTGCCACGAATGCCAGACGCCTGCGGGCGGATCCCCTTTTAAGGCCGCAGCAGTACGCGTCAAGAGATGGCGGAGCTTCTCGCGGATTTCGTCAGACTCCATGAGGTCAGTTCGCAGCCTCTCCACCTCCGCCCGCAGGCGCTCGTGCTCCGCCAGCAACTGCTCCATGTTGACGCGCTCACGCGTTTCTTCACCGCAGCATCGCCCCACAGTGCCAACCCTCCCGCAGACAGTGCAGCGCCACAAGTAGTCAGTCATTGCGGTCCTCCTTCGCCCAGTCGCTCGCGCAGGGCGGCGACGACAAAATCCAAGTCTTGAGCAATCCCCGCGAACTCTGCGCACTCAGGAATCCTTGCTTTGAGGGTCTGCTCCATGGCCTCAAAGATCACGGTCACGCGGCCTTCTTCCCTGACCGCCTTTGCAATCCCCCTCCACTCCAAGTGCGCGATGCAGTCCTCCAGGTAGGGGTCGGCTGCGATCTGCTCCGGGTACAGCACCCATTGGCGGCCTTCGGTGTTGTGCCCCTCCGTGCAGATGACGCTTTCGGCCGCGTCGTCGGCCAGGCGTAGGGCGCGAGCCCAGTCATCGGACTGCGAAAGCGCATCGCACACCGTGTCGATGGCGATGCCGATCTTTCGCGGGTCGCCCATGGCTGGCATAGCATCTTCAGGGAGATGCGCCGGGGCACGGCGCCATTCGTTGTGCGCGCGCAGAATGCTCACTGCTTCGTCGATTTTCATGACTCGTAAAAGTCCTCGCTGTCCGGCGTTTTCCATCGTCCTTCTCTTTCTCCCGGCCTGCCGCATCTTCGCGTCTTGTTCTCAGCGCGGATCGGCATGCCGAGTCTCCTGAAACAGCGCGCGCTGCCTTTTTTCCGCCTCAACGCTTTCCAGCCATTGCAGGATTCCTGCGCCAGCCGCCTTCCACGTCGAGTTCCGCTCGATCCGACACCGCATGTAATCTGCGGCGGCAAGAATCGCCTCTTCCTCGCTGCTGGCCGTGTGCTGCCATTTCGGGAGAGGGGCGAAGCCTTCACCACCCATACCTGTCGAGAATGACATTCCCCAGTACCAAACTCCGTCGATGGACTGGCACTCGATGGTCGCGCGGGGCAATGGGGCGCTGAGCACGGCGTGCGACTCCTCCCCCCGCATTTCGAGACTGACGTATCGCCCCTGCTCCGGGTGGCTGTCGTCGTCCGACAGGAGCCACACGCCTTCGCCCTCCGACGAAGGCCACAAGCGCAGGCCATTCTTCGCCGCCGTCTGCGCCAGATCGACCGGGCACAGGCAGCAGTGCGGCAGCAGGTCGTCGTCGGTGTAGCCGCACTGACGACTTGGCACGATCTCGCCGCCACCCAGGGCGGACTGCAAGTCCTCGATCGTGTGAAGGTAGCGCCCACGGAAGATCACCTCATCGCACATCGCCACTCCTCCAGTTTCTTGAACTCGATCACCCAGCTGGTCAAACACTTCGCTGATACGCTGATAGATACGAGCGCGGTGGGTGTCGAGCGACTGTGTTCGGCGCTTGTCTTCGTATGACTCGCGCTTCTGAAACGCGTTGTGATCGCCACTCATTTCAATCGCTTCCGTAAAACGTCATGCGTGCGCTGAATGATGTCGTGCGATCCGGGTGTCTCGCCGTGCTCCAACCAGTAAGCAAGGGCATCCAGTGCCTGCCGCAGCAGGGCCTCGTCGCGCTCTTCCAGTTCCCGCAACGCCTCCCGCAGCCTCGCGTTCTCCGCGCCCAACGCATCGCGTTCGTCGAGCAGCTCGCGGATCGTGTCTGGGTCGCAGGCGGCGATCAGATGAGCGTCAGCATTGACGTCTTGTGCCGTGCGGCAATGGCGCACCTCCACAAAATACCCGGCAAGCCTCTCACTTTTTACGAACGTCCCGCTATTGGTGCGGCAAGCCGCCCACGGTCCAGGCGTCGGGTTTTGAGAAAGTGCGTATCGTAGCTTCTGATACTTATCCATCATTCAGCCCTCACAGCGTTGACTTTCATTGCACCTAGACGCCTTCCGCACGATGGAGAACATGTGTGCTGACGACCTCGCCTTTGGGCGGCGCGAATCTTCCATTGCCGTGTTTCAAATTCTCGATTGCAGACAGGACAACGCAGCGTGACGGATAGATGGTCGTACTTCTGTTTTGTGGCGTTCGCCCCAAGTGCCCCGTTTTCCCGTGCTTTACATGTTCCATGCAAAACCCTGTCTTTCGCGTTCTCAGATCGAGTTCCCCATGCAAGATTGGATGGTTTATTGTTTTTTCTATTGCCATCCAGGTGCCGTACCTCAAAACCAGCAGGACGAGGCCCGTGAAACGCCTCGCATACAAGAGCGTGGATAAATTTCTTCACCCTCTTGCCTGTTGCGATTGTTAGTCGCACCCTTAGGTAACCATGATCATCAGCGTAGGAGCTAAGTACTCTCGGGCCGATCCCGCGCCAGTTTGTTTCGACAGACCATATATTTCCCTCCTCGTCTGCCTCATAACCGGGAAAGCTTGGTATTGGTTTGCGCGTCGGCCTCATAGCCAGCGCCTGGCGGATACGTTCGTAGCGGTCATTGCTCATTGTCTTTCTCCTTTGCCAGCGCAGTGTCGGCGATATAGTGGATTTCGGCCAGTACGGCGGTGAGGGCGAATGGGTTGGGATTCATCGCAGAACTAATCGAGCTTAGGCCCCGGATATCTTTCAACGCCTTCTCCAGCCGCTCGGCTCGGGTTTCGGCTTCGCCCTTTGCGGCGGAAACGCGCTTACACTCAGCCACCAGCAGCTCAATCTCCCTCAGCGCGCACTCGTAGTGCCTCGGTCCCCAGTTCCAGCAGCTTGGGGCGTGCGTGAATTGGATGTCAGTCATTTCTGTTCTCCTTCGATAGCGCGGCTTTCATTTCACTTCTCCCGTTGCTTTGGCGATGGCGGCGCGTGCTGCTTCACGATAAGGTGCTGCTGCAATACTGGCAGTCGATGGGGGGTATCCGTCGTATATGCTAGAAGCCCATTTCTCCATCCCTTTCAGTGCTGCCAGCAGTTCAGGAGCGGCGGCTATCAGGCGAGCGTCGGCTTCGTTGTCAATCGCCCCATAGCGCCCTTCGGCATCTTCAGTTTTCACTACTACATCGCCGGTCTTGCTTGCATACACTGCGAAGCCATATCGGCACTCTTCCGCGTTCCACGGTCCCGGTGTATGTTTATTTTCCATTTTCCTCTCCGCATGAGCAGTCATTGATGTTCTCCTTTGATAGCGCGGCTTTCATCCTTCGCCGCCTGAAGGCGGGGCTTCTCGGGCTTTCCGGTGAATGTCGCCCAGCCTCTCCACCTCCGCCCGCAGCGCCTCGATCTCGGCGGCCTGTGCGGCGATGAGGAGGGCGACGTTCCCCCATCGACGTCCGGCGACCTGGCGGCGGCGTAGCACAGCGCACTTGAGATCATTTCCGGCCGATCCGCTCGTAATACGCCCGCACCTCCGCCGCCCGCCAGCGTTTCTGCTGGCGGCGCTTCCCGATGCCCAGCGTGCGCCCGGCAGGAAACCCGGGTTTCACCACCTCACGGCGCACCGTCGTTGGCGATACCGACAGCCACTCGGCAATATCCTCGATGCCCCACCACACGTCGTCATCCGATCGCGCCGCAGCAGCGCGTGCTAGCGCCTCTTCGGTCGCGCGGCGCACCTCCTCGCGGATCAGCCGCGCGAGGTCGTCTGCTGTCGCCAGTACCATTCGGTCCATCATTCCCCCCCACAGTTCTGCAAGCGCTGCGCAATGAGCGCCGCGGCAAATTCCGTGTTTCCGCCATTGCGCAACGCTGCGAGCGCAATGCGCAGCAGTTCCTCGTCTCGCCGCCGCTGTTCCTCAGCCTGCGCGCACCACTGCGTCGTTTTCTGCCCGGCGGCGCATCGGCGCCAGCCTTTGGCAAGCAGTTCGGTCTCGTCCACCATTCTCCCCCGATCATATTTCCATCTCAACCACGTTTTGGGTCTCCGCCGAGCATTTCCATGATTTTGTCAAATCGATAGCGCGGTATTCCGAGCTGGTCAGTCTCATAACACCAATACGTTTTTTGGTTGATGCCTATCAGCCGCGCCATTTCTGTTCTCGACAGCCCGTGGCGATCCCTTATCCGCTTCAGCTCTCCACCACGAAACGATGTCCTCATATCATCGCTTTTGCCCTTCGTTGATTTCTTCCTCTTTGCTATCGGCCTCGCTTCAATGATGGCTGGCTTTGGCGTCTCGTAGCTCCTTCCTGTCGGGTACTCAATGAGTTTCTGCACAAGCAGCTTCAATTCGTTCATGTTGTCAAATCCCATTCGATTATCACCCCGCTGACATACGCCAGCACCAGCGCCGGATCGTGATACCGCCACGCGATCGCCGAGATGATCGCCACGGCGAGCGCGTGGATGAGGAGCGATGTTCGCCGATCAAAACGGCACATCGTCATATCGCCATTCATCGCACCCCTGCGCGACAAATTCCTCCGGAACCTCGCTGTCGTAGAGCGAGCATTTCCCCCCGACGTACCTGATGCACCCGCGGCATCCGCGGTCTGCGCGTTCATAGAATTCCAACTGCCTGCGCAGGTTGAGCAACATGGTCTCGAACTGTGTCCGCGTCATTTCCGTCTCCATGATTCCCCCAAATGAACTCGACGATTTCCGGATATTTCCCAAACTTGCGCACGACGACGAACTTTGGACGCCGCGGCTGTACCTCGTTGATCATGGCGATGGCCTCGTGCGCGTCGCTCGGCGGCGGAACCCCAGGCACCCGCTCGCGCCACCAATGCACGGCCTTCTTGCGTGCCATCCCCTCATGCCCGAAACACAGCCACTCAGAGGCCACCCGCGACAGCCCGCACCAGTAATCCACCCGCACGCTGTCCGGTTTCCCCAATTTGTGGTGCAGCCGGTAGATCACATCGCCCACGGGGTAGGTCTCGACGTTCGCCATGCTCGACAGGATCGGCGCATCGCTCAGGGATGCGGCAAATTCCTGATGCTGGCGCTCGAACGGCTCAGAGCAGTACCAGCACCGCGTCGCCTGCAGCGTGTTTTCGTTGCCGCACGAGGGGCAGATGCGGCGAGGATCGCCGCGCGCCAATTTCGGCCTGGCAGAGCGTCCGCGAATCGCATCGATGGGGCCCATGCGCTGGGTGGTGTCGGTGAAATCCACCCACAGGCAATCCGTTTTCCCTGGCGCCGGACGCATCCCGCGCCCCGCACCCTGCACGTACAGCACGGGGCTGATCGTCGGGCGCAACCACAGCACGCAATCGACGTCGGGCACGTCGAACCCCGTGGCGAGCGCGATGACCGTCACCATGCAGCGCAACCGACCCTCACGAAACGCCGCCACCGCTGCCTCGCGCTCGAATTTCGGCGTGTCGCCGCACACCAGCGCCGACGGGATGCCGCGGGCGATCAACTCGCGCACGAACGATTCCGCGCTCGACACCGCAGGCAGAAACGCAATCCATTTTTTCCGCTCCGCCGCGATCGCGCACACCTCGTCCGCCACCTCTGGCAGCGAAAACAGCACGCGCTCGTTGAGCTGCCCCACGTTGTAGTCGCCGTTCGACGTGCTCACTCCCGTCGTGTCGATCCGGGTTTTCACCGCCTGGGGCAGGGAAAACGGCGCCAGATAGCCGCCCTCGATGAGCTCACGGATTGAGACCTCGACGGCGATTTCACTAAACAGCGCATCCTCGCCCTCGGTGAGCAGCACGCCATTGCCGCGAAACGGCGTGGCGGTAAACCCCACCGTGCAGAACCGGCAGAATTGGGACAGACTGGTCAGCAACTGGCGATAGCGCCCCGCATCGGCCCCGTCAGGCCGCACGAGGTGGCATTCGTCGATCAACACCGCCTTGATGTTGCCCAGGCGGTGCGCCGCCTTGTACACGCTGCCGATGGTCGCCACGATCACGTCGGCGTGCGCATCGCGCCGGCCAATCGCCGCGCTGTAGATGCCCACCGAGATCGACGGCGGCAACATCGCCCTCAGTTTCTCGGCGTTCTGCTCACATAGCTCCTTGCTCGGCACCAGCACCAGCGTTCGCGGATGATGCTCCGGCCAGCGCGTGAAAAACTCACGCACCAGCGCGGCGATGACCACGCTCTTACCCGATCCGGTCGGCATCACGCAGATCGGGATACCTGCCATCGAGTGCGTCTCCCACCACGCGAAGAGCTGGTCAATGACGCGCTGTTGGTAGTCACGCAACTTCATCGGCCACCTCCTGCAGGAGCTCGCTCGGCACGCCGTCTGGCGGCATGCCATTGACGAACTCGCGTCCGTCGCGGATACGCCGGTAGCGCACCCAGTTTTCGTCCTCGTCTGCATCCACCGGCTCCGCCCAGCGCGCAATCAGCGCGGGGATGACCCGATGCCCCTGGCAGCCGCGTTTTTGGTCGGAGACCGACAGCGTCATCGCGCCCAGGCGCGAACACGTCCATTCGCCGCCACGTTCAGGCGTGGCGTGGCAGCACGTACGGCAGGTCACTTCTGGTGCCCGCGTGCCGTGGCACAGATCGCGGTATTCGCACAGCTTGCAGACGAAATAGTCGGGATCGTCGCTGATGCCGTCCGGCGGGTTGGCCGACAGGGTGATCCTCCGCGCACGCTCGAACAGCCGCTCGGCCCCCTGGCGGTCGTAGTCGATCCGTTCGATGTGCAGTTGGTCGTCGTCCTTGCACACGGCCACGTAGAGCGCCCGCGTCATCCCGCACCAGTGCATGTAGCACTGCATCTGCGCCCAGTGCTCGGGTTTTGCCTCGCACACGCCCTTGGCGGCAAGCTGCTTGAACGATTTGGCATTGTGCGTCTTGAATTCGAGCACGTGCCACGTTTTCGGCGCATCCGGAACGCCCACGCAGACCCCGTCCATGCTGCCGCCGAAATGCCCCGCCGCGAACGAGAACTGCCGTCCGGTTTCCGGGTCGAGCAGCTCGACCGTCACCCCCGCCGCGCGCAGCAGCTCCGCGAGCGCCGCCTCTTCCCGCTGCCCGCGGGCGAACAGGCGCAGCAACCGCGGTTCGTGCTCCACTGGCAGCGCCCAGCGAAACGCGTACCACAGCGCCCGGTCGCACGGTCGCCCGATGAGGCTCGCCCCCAGGTGAGGGCGACGTCCATCACCGGCGCGCTCGCGCACGGCCTGCTCGATAGCCTCGAGCGTGCGCGTGGCGAGCTTGATGTCGGCACGGAGGTCGATCTTCGCCATGTCAGCGGGGCACCGTCTGCCACGGGGCAGCGGGTTTTTGCGGCTGTGCCGGCGCTGTTGGTTGTGCAGGTTTTGCGGCCGGCGGGCGAGCAGGCGTGGCGGTCACCTGATAGGGTTTGTATCCGCGCACCTCGTTACTTGCACCGAATTTCGCGTCATCTCTCACCTTGACGATCGCTACCACGGGGATGCCGTGGAGCTCGGACGAATCGCCGATCACCCCGCGCCCGCAGGCCTTCGCCAACTGCGCGAGCTGGCGAAGTGCGATTTCCGCCGTTTTCTCGTTCTGGTTCCACAGATTCAACCGGTCCCAGATTCGGCGCCCCGAAAATTCCCCTTCCTGAATTTCAAGCGTCAATTCAAGATACTTGCCGGTGCCGGTTTTCGTCTCCTTCACCTCAGAATCCGTCACCACCACCACATATTCCCCCGAGGGAACCGGGTCATATGAAACGCTCGTGTCCACGTTCTCGACGTTCATGTTCAGCATTGCCATGATTCACCTCGTTCTCGTTCAGGATTTCGCCGCAGAAAACCCCATCGCCTCGGCAAAGGCGCCCCACTCCAGCGGCAGCGGAGAGGGCAGGGAATACCGGTTCTTGGCAAGGAATGCCGGCTGTCCGACCACGTGCAGCACGCGCTGCCCCGTCGTGGTGGCGCGCACGCGTTTCTGGTTGAACCCGGCATCCTCCGTGACCGTGTTGGTATGGATGCACGCGAACCCGATTACGTCCGCGTATTCCTCGCAGAGCGCCGCCGCCCGTTTGTGCAGTTTCAGGTCGTGCGTGTCGTAGGCCGGCAGCATCGGGTCTTCCACCCGGCGCTGCTCGCTGTGCGCCGTGAGAATCACGATCATTCCGCGCTCGTCGCGCAACGCCGTGATCCCATCGAGGAACTGCCGCCACACCGACAGCGCCTCGACGTACCCTTTGCCGTAGCCGAACTCCTCGATGGATGCCTTGCCGTGCTGCTCGCACACGTGGCGCCAGATCAACGGCTCCAGCCAGTCGAGCGAATCGACCACCAGCGAGCGATAGGGGTGATCCTCCGTGTAGAGCGCGGCAAGCGCCTCCATCACGTCGGAGAACGACCGGGCGAGCGGGAACGCCGCCACGTCGAGATTTCCCAGCCCGTCTTCCGTCTGGATGACCACCGGTTCAGGCGCAGAGCACGCCCATGTCGTTTTGCCGATACCAGGCTCGCCGTGGATGATGATCCGCGGCATGCGCGGGCGGTTGCGCTGAAGGGACGAGAGTGATATGGCCATTATTCGCGCTCCTTGAGCTTTCTCTCGGCGGCGTATTTCGCATCGAGCCACGCCTCATGGTCGTAGAGCCTAAGGACGATCTTTCCGATCGTCTCTACGTCCCCGTCGCTGATCGCGCTCATCAGGCGCGAGACGTCGGCGACGTCAGAGCTGACCGCTCTATCGATGGCGTTGAGGAGCCGGTCCGGCGACGGCGATGCCACGTACCCGTCGTAGACGGCCTTCGCTTCCTGCTCCAGCGCGATCTCGTAGCGGTCGCGCTCTGACATCTCGGCGTCGTGCCGAGCAAGGTCGCGCTCTATGGCGCATGGGAATTGCGGGCTCATTGGCGCACCTCCGCGGACCCGATCGGCGTCACGCCGACCTTTACCCAAGCGCCGAATTTTTCGAGCGCGTGGTCTAGCGCGGCGCAGGTGTTGGGGAAAACTCCTGTGTACCGGTGAAAATCCCCGCGCTCCGTGCGCACCTCGACGGTGCAGGCGATGGCGGGGCGGGGCTGCTGGTGCTCGTGGGTGTTCATGGGCGGCTCCTGAGTAGATCATGTCTCAAGTATAGCCTCACGCTAAAATCAAGTCAAGCGTTACGCTAAAAAATAGCGCAAAAAAAATCCGCCGGCGGCGGATCGTCAGTTTCATTTCACCCATCAAGTCACATTTTTCGCCCGTTCCACGCCCACAGTACCCGGCCGATCACGCGCACCTCGTGCGCGCCGTCGAGCACGTCGACGGTTTTGTGCGCCGGGTTGTCGCTGCTAATCTCGTAGCTGCCATCCAGCCTCTGGCGCACGCGTTTTATGAACAGCCGCCCGTGCGCCTCCAACACATACACCCCGTCGATGTCGATCGCAGTGATGCCGGTATCCACCAGAACGATGTCGCCGGAATTGAGCGTCGGTGACATGCTATCACCGTAGGCATGCAAAAAACGTAGCGCTGATGGACTGCTCGGCTGCACACGGTACAGGACGAATGACTTGGTAAGGAGCAGCGTTCCTGCAACCACGTCCTCGCTCAGCAGTTCGGAGCCTGGCCCCATCGACGCGGCGTTGGCGAGCACCGGAACGGGGATGGCGTCTTTGTCGGCGTTCTGCAGGTATGCGGCCGACGGTTCCATAACTGGATGAACAGCAGTAGCAGATTGCGTGTGGTCGGTATCCAACCACCCCAACGGTTTCCCTGTGCGCTGCTCGATAAACCTCGCCGTTTCGCTCCGCATCCCGCGTCGCTTGCCTGACGGTAACAATGACCCGTGAATCCACTGGCTTATCTGAGCCTCGGTGCGCCCCAGCTTTTCGGCAAGCGCAGCCACCCCACCAACCTCCTTGGCTAGCGCTGCCATGTTCTCGCGGCGGATGTCGTCGATCATCTTCATGCGCCTTATTAGATAGCCTAAAGCTAAAAAATGGAAAAAGCGTAACGCTTGCATTTTCTTAAGCGTGGCGCTAACATGTAGCGCATGAAACTAGATACCTACCTCACGCTAACTGGCCGAGGGGGGGTGACGAGGCTGGCAAAGGAGCTGAACGTCACCCCTGTCATGGTCAGCCAGTGGCGATACGGCATAAAACGCGTACCTGCTGAGCGCTGCCCGGCAATCGAGCGAGCTACGAATGGCGCCGTGCGCTGCGAAGAGATGCGCCCGGACGTCGACTGGTCGTGTCTGCGCGGCACGACGCTGGCACAAGAAGAATTTGCATGATCGTTTCCCATCGCCCCCCTCTTCCTCCATTGAGCGGCGCCGTGCGCAACGCCGGTGCCGCGCTTTTTTCAGGATGGGGCGGGGTATGTCGCACATCTACAACAACAGCCCGGAGGAAGTAGCCATGCGGTATCCAAGGCCAACAAAAGAAGAGTATCGCTCCGTGTTTCTGGCGCTGCACGCCGACTGCAAGCGCTATCCAGGAGGAATCTCGGCGCTGTCTGAGCACGTGCGCGTGAGCCGCCACACGCTCGCCAACGCCCTCAACCCGGACGCGGTCACCGCGCCGCCCGCCTTTGGCGTCATCCTCGAACTGCTCACGCTCACCCGCGGCGAGCGCACGATATTCGAGCTGTGCCGGCTCGTCGACAAAATCCCCATGGACATCGAGACCGAGCGCATGCCGGCCTCCGAGAGCATCCGCCTGTTCCTCGAGCTCACGCGCAAGGCTTCATCTGTGCTCGGCGCCGGGGCGCTCGCGGCTGAAGACGGCCGGTTCGACGCCGCCGAGCGCCAGGAGCTCGAGCCGTTGTTGCGCGAGCTGCTGCAGGCAACTGGCGATCTGATCGCCTCATTGCGCAGCAGGTGAGTGGCATGACTCCGCTCGATTATGCGCTCGCCTATGCCGCCAAAGGGTGGCACGTTTTCCCCGTCTGGGGCGCGGAAAATGGGAAATGCCGCTGCGGGCGCGAATGCAAATCCCCAGGGAAACACCCCATCGAGCCGCTCGTGCCGCACGGGCAGAACGACGCCACCACCGACCCGGACACGATCACACGCTGGTGGTCGTCCGACCCGTCCGCGGCCATCGGGGTGTTTCTGCGTCCGTCGCGCCTGGTGGCCGTCGACATCGACCCGCGAAACGGCGGCAACGACACCATCGCGGACATCGAATTCCAGTATGGACGCCTCGACTCGGACGTGATGGCGCTCACCCAGTCTGGCGGGGAGCACCGGCTATTCCAGCTGCCCGACGACGTGGCGGCCCTGCCGGGGAAACTCGGGCCGGGCGTCGACCTGAAACTCAACGGCTACATCATCGTCGAGCCGTCGCAGGGGATCAATGGCGTCTATCAATGGGAGGCGTCATCCAACCCGCTCGAGGGCGCGATCCCGTCGCCCCTGCCGGACTATCTGCGCGATCTCGCCGGGCGTGGCGGCGTCTCGCCAATGCCGCAATCCGCGCAGCAGACGGGCGCGCGGTTCGTGTCGCCGGAAACGTTCCTCGAGCTGCGCGATGCGCTGTCGTTCATCAATGCCGACGATTACGATACCTGGGTGCGCGTCGGCATGGCGCTGCGCGAACTGGGGCAGCAGGGGTTCGGGCTGTGGGATACCTGGAGCCAGAAGAGCGAGAAATACGACCCGCGCAGCATGGCGCGGAAATGGGCGAGTTTCAGCGCGAACGGCAGCCTGCACTACGAGAGCGTGTTCGCACTCGCTACCGAGAACGGATGGGTCAATCCGCAGTCGCGCATCGTCAAGGACCGGGAATCCCAGCTGCGTGAGCTCGTCGAGAAACACGGCACCGAGCGCACCTACGCCATCCGCCGTCCCGTGGCGGAAAAAGTCCTTCCATTTCCCGTCGCCCACCTGAATTCGCTCGCCAGCCACATCGCGCGCTACGCCGGCTGCAAAGTGTGCCACCACGTGCAGCTTGCCACGCTGATCGTGGCGAGCATCGCCGCCGCCCGGCGCTATGAGTCGCAAAACGGCGACGGGGCCAACATCTACGTGCTGCAGGCGGCGCCCACCGTGGGCGCGCTGCGGCCGCTACACAACGCCATCTCGCGCGTGCTCATCGACGCCGGCATGCGGCGCCTATTGCGCGAGCAGCGCATCACCAGCGCCCGCACCTTGCACGGCATGCTCTACCGATCTCCGGCGAGCGTGTATCTCGTCTCGGACTGGGGACAGGCCGCCGGGTTTGCCGGGCGACAGTCATCGGGCCAGGCCGATTCGGTCATGCAGGAGATCGCCGCCATCTATTCACGCGACGAGATGGTGTTCGACAACCCGGACGACCTGGGGCTGCCACGCACAGACGCCTCCATCCCGCCGCACCCGGCCATCGTGCGCCCGTCGCTCGTGCTGGGCGCAGCCGCCTCCGAGATGACGCTCTCGCACGCGTTCTCGGCGCGCGAGATCGGGCGCGGTGCCACCGAGCAGTTCATTTTCCACGAGGGCGACGTGGAGCAGAACGGCGATCCTCACCCGAGCTCCACGCCGCGCCCGCTCATCGAACACCTGCGCGCCGTGCGCGGCATGCCCCAGGGTGACGGCGACCTGCCCCTGTCGGAGTTGTTCGGCAACAGCGCCGAGATCGCCCCCACGATGGCAACCGTGCGGTTCGAGACTGAACCGTCCGAGTTCTACGACCAGATCGCCGTGCGCCAGAGCGGCGACACCATCCGTTCATTCACCCGCAGCGCCCACGCGCAGTTCCGGCGCCTGTGCACACTGCTCGCCGCCTGCGACAACCCGCTGCAGCCATTCGCCACGCGCGAGATCATGGAGTGGGCCGCCACATTCGTGGCCCACCGGCTCGCCGAGTCCGTGCGCGCGTTGCGCTGGCGCGGATCGGGCGAGGACGGACGGCAGCCCGCCATTCTCGCCGTGCTGGAGACCATCAACAAGGCCGGGCCGGATGGTCTGAGCGAGACCGCCATCGGGCGCGCGTGCTACCAGTTCCGCAAACTGAAACCGGCAGACCGCCAGCAGATACTGCAGGCCCTCATCGAGGACGAGGAAATCGTGTCCATGCGCGCCGCCAACGGTCGCGGATCGATCTACGTCGCCGCCGAGTTCATCGCGGAGGGCGAAAAATGACAAAACAAAGCACGAAACAAAGCACGAAACTCGTGTTTTGTTTTTCCCACAAAATCAATGACTTACAGAAACAAAGCACGACCTCGTGCTTTGTTAATAATTCACTTTCCCCAGTACTGGCGCGGGGATATGACGAACAAAGCACCAAAGAACGAATTTCTATATGGACCCTCTTATATATAAGAAAAAAACACATGTCTACAGAACTCGTGCTTTGGTGTTTTGTTTTCACTTTTCCCAGTGCTGGCGCGGGTTTTCGGGCGATCGAACAAAGCACGAAACTCGTGCTTTGTCGTGCTTTGTTTTCGTAAGTCCATGAAAACATTGAAAAAAACAAAGCACGAGTGCCTCGATGACAATCGAATTTTTTTGACAAAAGCATAAAAACGGCAAAACTGGGGCAAAAATGGCGCAAAACCAGCAAAAAATCCGGCTCACGCTCGACCAATGGCACGCACTGGATGCCATCGTCGCGTTTGCCGACGGGTTGGGCACGAGTGCGCTCATGTGCCTGCAGGGATACGCGGGCACGGGGAAGACGACGGTGGTGGCGCACGCAGTGCGAGAGCTGGCAGGGAAGGGGCTGCGCATCGCCATTGCCGCCCCCACGAACAAGGCCGTCGGGGTGCTGCAGGAGAAGATCGGCGAGATCGAGGGCGTGACGTTCGGCTCGATCCATTCGTTCATCGGGATGCGCCTGCGGGAGAACGAGGACGGCACGATGTCGTGCTGGGCCGACGGGATCCCGTCGATGCACCTGTACGACCTGGCGGTGATCGATGAGTGCTCCATGATCGGGACGCAGCTGTTCTCCGACATCGTGATGCAGCGCCGTTCGTGCCGCGTGCTGTTCGTGGGAGACCCAGCGCAGCTTCCGCCGGTGGGCGAGCGCAACGACTCGCCCGTGTTCCGCCACGTCGCCAACACGGTGCGCCTGACGCGCATCGTGCGCCAGGCGCAGGACAACCCCATCATCGCGGCAAGCGCCGCCGTGCGAGAGGCCATCGAGGACGGCCGGCGCGTCACGATCGGGGACCTGGTATTCCCCCAGCCGCCAAGCGCCGCTGGCGTCGTTTCTGGCGGCCTGAGCGCCATCGTCGACATCCTCGTCCATGAGGCGCGCGCCGGGCGCGACTGCCGGGCGCTCGCGTGGCGCAATCGCCGGGTGGCGGACATCAACGCCATCGTCCATGACGCCCTCCATCCGTCGTGCCGCACGCCGTTTGCCCCAGGCGAGCGGGTCTATGCACTGGCGGAGTTTCAGGCGTCTGACGCCGAATCTGGCGCATCGCGCCGCGTGTTCAACAGCGAGGAGCTCACCGTCGTCGGGATGGACGATGGTGAGCACCACGGATTCGCCGCGTGGAAGGCTCTGTTGATGCGAGAAGGCGGCGAGATCGTGTGCGCGTACGTTCCGCGCAAGCCGGACGAACTGCGCCACCACTTGACCGCCCTGTGGGCTCAATACAGGGCCGCCAAGGCGAAAAACGAGTACGCCAAGGCCCGTACCCTATCCGGCAGCGCATGGGCGATACAGCGGGCGTTTGCGCCCATCGCGCACGCCTACGCGATGACGGTGCACAAATCCCAGGGATCGACGTTCGACACGGCGCTCATCGACTGGCAGGACGCCAGCCGCCAGCGCGACGACTATGAGTTCAACCGCATGATCTACGTCGCTATGACGCGGGCGGCGAAACACATGGCGATCGTCACATGAGCACGGTCCGCTGCGTCGAGTGCATCCACTGGAGCCTGCGCGATGCACCTGTGGAAGTAGCGAGATACGGGTTCGGCGTGTGCAAGGCGGCTGCTCCGAAAACGCCATGGCGCTACCTCAGCGCCACATGCGACCGGGAGTGCGCTACCTGGGCGCGTACCGGCGAGGAAATCGTGCGCGAGCGGCTGGCATGGTTGATGAAGGTTTGGGAAATGACACGGAAGGAGATTGAGGCATGAGCGCAGCACAACGATCAAAAGGCCAACGCGGCGAGCGCGAGGTGGCCGGGATCATCAAAACGCTGCTCGGCGTGGATGTGCGCCGCCGTGTGCGCCAGCACGAGGGAGATTCCGACCTCGAGGGACTGCAAGGCTGGGTCGTTGAGGTCAAGCGACGCCGGCAAGCCGCACGCGGGGACATCCGCGTCTGGTGGCACCAGGCCGAAGCGCAGGCGCGCAAAGCCGGCGAGGGGCTGCTGCCGGTGCTCTTCTACCGGCTCGATCGCCATGACTGGCGCTGCGTGTGGCCACTGGCGGCGGCGCTCGGGGGGAATGGATGGCATGGATACGAATGGACCGTCGAGGGCACGCCGGACGCGTGGGCGGCGGTGGCGCGAGGGATGATGCGGTAAAAAAAGGATATGCAAATGTTTTACGACGACACGAAATGGATCACTGAGGAACGTCGTTCATGGGACGAACACCCATTGAGGTTTTTGACAACCCAAAAAGGGGCCAGCCGCGCAAGGCGGCTGATACAACATTCTCTGAATTTTCAGAAAAAAGTGGCCACTGTCTACGCGAGCCATTCAGTGCATGAAAACGGAGAGCGATTAACCAAAGAGATTATTTCCAAAGTGCGAAAAATCTTGCATCGCAACCACGTTGAATATCAATCGCTGCTGAAAGGAGCCAGACAGCACGTTGTGCAGACCATGTGGATAAAAGATGCCTGACATCATCGACATCGCCAACGACTACGCCGCGTTCGAGGCCGAATCCTCGCTCGCCATGGTGCGCCGCGCGGCGGCTGCGATTCCGCCTGGGGAACCCGGCGAATGCGAAGAGTGCGGCGAAGATTCGCCGCGCCTGGTCGAGCAGCTGTGCGCGCGCTGCCGGGAACGGATCGCCGAGGCTAGGCGCAGGAACGGGCGAGGGTGGCGGCTTGAATAGCGGCCTTCTGCGGCGTTTCTCTGGCGCGGGGCAAGCTACCCTACTGGCGCACCACGAAAACGGCCTACAGCGGCGCTATGGCGCCTTGGCGGGGGACCCTGGGGGATTGGCTGGGGTGCGGGTGCGCAAACCCGCGGAATCGCGCTAGGTTGTGGGCATATTTCAGATGCAAATTACATGACAGGTATGTTAAATGGCTAGATTGATGACGCCTGCCGAGATCGCCAAGCATTTTGGGGTAGACCGCTCGACGGTCACTCGATGGCTTCAGCGCGGGCGCATAACAGCCAACGACGATGGTCTGATTGATGCCGATTTGGCCGCCAAGACTTTACCCAGTACGCAGCCATTGAAATCGAACTTGCTTGCGCGGGTGGCAACGCATGAGATGAACAAAACGCTGAAAAAACGCGGGAAAACTGCCAATAGCAATGACGACCTATCGATGCTTGATCCAGAGACCGTCGCCATGCGCTACAAAGCCGCGATGGCGCGCGAGCGAGAGGCCAAGGCGGAGCTTGCGGCGATGGAGGTCGATCGCCAAGCAGGCCTGCTGCTGGATCGGCAGGACGTCGATTTCGTGCTGGCCGACCTGGGGAATACGTTACGAGTGAAATTGGAAAACGTCGAGGACACGCTCACGGAGCGCGTGCTGCCACTGGGCAACGATGCCGCTGCGGTGAGGCACGTGGTGCGCGAGACGCTGCGCGAAGTGCTCGAGGACATTTCCGAGTTGATGAACCGCCGGATGCGCGAGGTGACCAGTGCCAGAGACCGTGGTTGAGCCCAGGCAACAGCGCGTATCGAGGGTGCGCGTTGGCAGCGATCTGAAACACATGTACGGCGTGCTGGCCAGTGCGGTTCGGCCAAGGCCGATACTGCATGTATCGGAATGGGCCGATGCGCACCGGGTGCTGACGAGCAAATCGAGCGCTCTGGCCGGCCGCTGGAAAACTGATCGCACGCCGTATTTGCGCGAGATCATGAACGATCTGAGCGCGACGAGCACGGTGCAGCGGGTTGTGATGCGCTTTGCTGCGCAGCTTGGCAAAACGGAGGTCGGACTCAACTGGATTGGCTACGTGATGTCGCATGCGCCAGGGCCGGTGCTGGTGGTGGTGCCGACGCTCGAAGTGCGCAAGCGATGGAAAAAGCAAAGACTCGATCCGTTGTTGGCAGAGACGCCGATTCTGCGTGATCTGCTCGGCAGCCCCAGGATGCGAGACGCGTCGAACTCTGAAGATTTCATCGATTTTCCTGGCGGGATGTTGGTGCTGGCAGGTGCCAACAGCCCGGCATCGCTCGCCTCGATGCCGATCCGCTATGTGCTGTGCGATGAGGTGGATCGGTTCCCGTGGGAAGTCGGGCAGGAGGGCGACCCGCTCGGGCTGATCGAGGAGCGCACGAAAACGTTCGTTCGGCGCAAGATTCTGCTCGTCAGCACGCCGACGATCGATGGGGCGAGCCGCATCGACGCAGAGTTCGAGGCGAGCGATCAACGCGAGTATCACGTTCCATGTCCGCACTGCGGAGAGTTCCAGGTGCTGCGCTGGCAGCATGACGATGGCCGATTGGGGCTCGCATACCTTGAGGATACGGGCCAGGTGGCGTATGTCTGCTCGGCCTGTGGCAGCCTGATCGATGAGCGCCACAAAACACAGATGCTAGAGCGTGGTCGTTGGGTGCCGCGATTCCCCGGCCGTCCAGTGCACGGGTATTCGTTGAGCGGGCTCTATTCGCCGCTGGGTATGGGGTTCAGTTGGTCGGAAATTTGGGCTCAATGGAAGAGCTCACAGGGCGATTCGGCCAAGGTCAAACGGTTTTTCAACACCACGCTCGGTCTCGCATGGCGCGAGGAAGGAGAGAGCCTCGAGGAACTGTCGCTGCTATCGCTGCGTGAGGATTACCCAGAAAACATCCCTGCGCTGGCCCGAACGGCGTTCGTGGACGTCCAAAAAGATCGGCTGGAAATGACCGTGGTCGATTGGGGCGCAGAGGAAGAGGCCTGGGTTTTCGATCACATCATTCTGCCGGGCGACACGGCGATGGACGCGGTCTGGGACGACCTCGCCGATGAGATCGATGGCCTTGGCATTGATGCGCTTGGGATTGATGCTGGGTTCAATGCGCCACAGGTGCACGCCTTCGTATCGCAGCGGCGATGGGCCTATGCGACCAAGGGCATGTCTGGGATGCAGCGGGCGATCGTCGAGGATGCTCGCACGCGAGCGCAGCGGTTACGCAAGCGGCGAAAGGGCGGGACGGTGGTTCATCCGATCGGCGTCGATAGCGCCAAGGCGTTGATCTACGCACGCATCAAGCAGTCGCTGACGAACGCTGGCAAAGGCGGACCAGGGTGTATCCACTGGCCGAGAAAGCCGGCGTTTGACGAGGAGTATTTCCTGCAGGTTGCCTCGGAAAAATTGGTGACCAAATACCGCGGAACGCGTCCGGTGCAGGAATGGGTGCAGATACGGCCGCGGAACGAGGCGCTCGACTGTCTGGTGGGCAATCTAGCCGTGCTTCGCCTCGGCGTCGATCTGTCTGGTCGTGCTGCTCGCGCTGCCAACGGAGAGTTGGCGCGGCGCAACCCGCATTCAGCCACTACCAAACCAGCGACGGCGCAAGCGCCCGTGCGCCGCATTCGCGGAAGGACGTGACCATGCAAATGAAATCAGCACGCGTGCCGCAGACCTGGGCAGACCTCGCCGATGACATTGGACCTGCGGCCGCTCTGGCGCTGTCTGCTGCCTATGGCGGCGTCAACGTCTATATCCCGGGAACGATGACGCGCAGCCATTCCATCGCCAGGCTGTTCGAGGCAACAGGCGCCGGGTTTGGCGCGGCGTTGGCGCTGTCTGAGCTCTATGGCGACACCACGCTGCACGTGCCGCACCTGAGCGTATTTTTCCGCATCCGGCAGGCATCGCGGGCGTTGGAGCTAATCCGGTCTGGGGCATCCCATCAGCAGGCGGCGGAAACGCTCGGTATCAGCGTCCGCACGTTGCGCCGCGCGCTGCATTTCGCTCAGGCGCTCGCACTGCATGCGAGGCTGAGACGCGACAGACGACGCATACGAGGCGACGTGCTGCACGCCGCGTCTTCCATGACGTTTGGCGGAATGGATGTGGAGCATGGCCAACCCGCCGCAGGCAATGCGGGGAGAAATGATCGTATCGTAGCATCAGACAAAATTGGGGGCGAACATGGTGCGAGTGCGAATGCTGAGAAACCACGCCACGCCGTCCGACAGGTACGAGCGCGGCGCTCTGTTGAGCCTGCCGCAGGAAATGGCGCGTGAATTGGTGGCCGCAGGGCTGGCCGAGTCCGTAGACCGGAACGAGGAAACGGCGCAAAAGGCCGCCGCTTCTGATGCTGGCGATGCCAAGCCAGCGCGGCAACGTAGCGCCAAGGGCGCGTCATGACACACGACGATCTGGCAGCCATCGACCAGGCGATTTTGGCGCTCGCCACCGGCCAGCGCGTGGCCGAGGTGCGCATTGAGGGGCAGGTGGTGCGATACCACGACATCAACCTGCCGCAGCTACGCGCGCTGCGTGATGAGGTCGCTCGCAAAATCAACGGTTCTGGCCGCCGCCTGCTGGCGCACCAGGCCGGCAAGGGGTTATAGATGGCTGTTGGAGGGATTCTGCGCCGATTGTTCGGCGCGCCCGCGCAGGCCGAGGGCGAGACGTTCGAGGGCGCGGCCGCTCAGCGCCGCCTTGCCGGGTGGATGCCAAGCGGTATCGGGCCGCGGAGCCAAAGCTATGGCATTGTGTCACTGCGCCTGCGAGCGCGCGACCTGTACCGCAACAACGCCATCGCCCGCGCGGCGGTGGACCGTTTGGTGGCGGACATGGTGGCCGGTGGCGTTGGCTGCCGGCCGCACAGCGCGCTGCCTGACCGCCTGCGCGCGCGCATGGTGACGCTGTGGGAGGATTGGGCACAAGACGCCGACTTTGACGCCGTCACAGACTGGTATGGCCTGCAGGCTGCCGCGGTGCGTGCCATGATCATCGATGGCGAGGCACTGCTGGTGCTTGAGCAGGATGATACGCCCAGCGGCGTGCCGCTGCGCCTGCGCCTGATCGAGGCCGACCATCTGCCCATCGGAGAGACGACGACCGAAGACGGTAAGCGGGTTGTCGATGGAATCGAGCTCGATGCGCTTGGCCGCCGGGTGGCCTACCACATTCTGCGCCAGCATCCGGGCGAGGCGAGCCGATCTGGCATGGACACGGTGCGCGTGCCGGCTGAGCGCGTGGCGCACCTGTTTCTGGCACGACGTCCGGGGCAACTGCGCGGCGAATCGTGGCTGGCGCCGGTGCTGGTGCGGCTGCGCAACCTGGACGAATTCGATGACGCTGTGCTCGAGCGGCAAAAGCTCGCCAACCTGTTTTTGGCATTCATCCGCAAACCCGCGCCAGACCCGGTGCTGACGACCGATCAAGACACGCCACCGCCGCCGCCAGATCCGATCAAATTGGAGCCGGGCACCATGCAGGAGCTGCTGCCTGGCGAGGATGTCGAGTTCGCACAGCCTCCCGCGGCTGAGGGGTACGAGATGTTCGCCCGCGAGCAACTGCGCCGCATTGCCAGCGCGCTTGGGGTGCCGTACCACCTGATTAGCGACGACTACGCTCAGATCAACGACCGCACGGCGCGCGTGGCCATAACAGCTTACCGCCGTCAGGTGCTGCAATGGACGCATAGCCTGCTGGTGCCGCGCCTGGTGCGACCCGTGCGCGAGGCATGGGTGCGCTCCGCCGTGCTGGCCGGGATGCTGCCATCCAACCGCGCGCTAGCCGACCTGATGCGCACCCACTACGTTCCAGAGGCATGGGCCTACATTCACCCGGTGCAGGATGTGCAGGCCGACGCGCTGGCCATCAAGGCCGGGCTCAAGAGCCGGGCGCAGGTGCTTTTGGAGCGCGGGCAGGACATCGAAGAGGTGGACGCACAGCGCGCCGCCGACGCCGAGCGAGAGCAGCGGCTTGGGTTGTCGTCGGCCGTTCAGGATGTTCCAGGGGTGGCCGATGTCTGAGCCAGCGGCGGATTTTGAGCGCCTTGTGTCTAGTGCCCGCGACGTGGTGCGACAGCATCTCGGCGTGCCGGTGCAGATTGGCGAGCGGACGGTGCGCGTGATCTGGACGGTGACAGAGGCAGCGCCAACGCTGGGCGGATTACGGCAAGGCATCGTCGAGACGGCGGCG